CTGTGGGTGAACTCGGAAAAAGAGGAGTTGCGTTCGGCCGAGAAATTGGCTGATCGTAAAATCCGCACATTTGTTGCAGCGTCAAAAGAAATGGTGGATGCCTCGATTCGTTTGTTTGGAAGAGCATATGAGTCGTGGGTTGAGCACTTCGCTGAACTAAACCATGGAATTGGTTTCAACAAATTCGACGGCGGTTGGAACAGTTTGACCGTAAAGTTGAAAAAACACCCTAACGCGTTTGGTGCCGATGTAGATGGGCGAGATGCCCATTGTTGGCTGGACGCAGTGGCCTACTACAGTTGGATGGATTGGCAATTCCTACCCAGTCATGAAAGGACCCAAGCCAACAAGAAGAGGTTTGAATCGATCTTAAAAAACCGAACTTTTTCCTTTATTGTTGACCCTGACGGTTTTGTCTGGCTCGTGGTTGGAGGGAACAAAAGTGGAGATCATAAAACTATCCATATTAACACGCGGATGACAAAAGAAGAATTTTACTATGCGTGGATCAAACTCACCGGAGAAACGAAACGTGATGTGTTTGCGGCGAATGTCGCATTTGACATAACCGGTGATGATGGTGCCTGGTCTGTATCAGACGCCTTTGTGGAAAAGTTTAACTTCACTGCGATCGCTAAGGTGATCGCTGATGACTACGGGACGGTTTGGACCACAGACTTTCCCGTTCCACGAGCAGCCGAAAATGTGCCGTACCTAAGCAACCACGGAGTGATTCGTGGTGGGATTTGGGTAGCAGAACCTGTGAGCAACAAGACGATGGTTTCAATGCTCAAAGCAACCAAGAAAGATGCTCCGCCCATGAGTTTGACTCGTGCGTGGGCAATTTACCGAGAGGTATATTGGAATGAGACCTGGCGCTCTATGGTTTTGCAACATATCCGCAGCCTCATGAGGCGGTGGAGTGGCATCCTTAAGGAGGATCCTGAATGGCAGCTGGCATTGACTACTGCGGCTACCGACCAAGAGGTTGAAGACCTCTGGGGAATCACTTCTCACATGGGGGCGCGAGCAGAACAAGACTTACC